AGATTCTTTTATGTATTCTGTACAAGCGTGTCGTGTACCTGAGTACGGTACAATCATCACTGGTCTCTTAGTTAACTTCCTGCATACACCTACATCAAGTAACTGTTTCGCCAACTGTGTGTCTTGTTGTTGTAACAACTCTGTTGCGCGTTTTGCTACGTCTGTGTAAATGTCCTGCGGTACTTCACTTGGTAGTAAGTTAACTGCCCTACCTCCCTCTTTGTCCCTGAGCATTGCTGAGAGGTGTTGTAAGCCATTGCACGAGCCATCACTAGCACAGGGTAGGTGCGTCTCAAAATGCTCCCCAAACTGTCTAGCGTTGCTGTACAATGCCCACTCGTAACACCATGCAAGTGCTTGCCAAGGTTTATCTGCTTCCTGCCACCATCTGTTAGACAAAGGATCATTATAAACATCGACAGCGTTATCTACGTTCATGTACGCCCACATCTCTCGATCTTCTAAACTTACCTTATCTACTCCAAATACATTAGCACCATGTATAGCCAACCACTTAGCTTCCTCATCGTTTGTGATAGTAGCTGGGTTAGCAAACTCTAAGAGTGCTTTGCTGTAGTCTGCATTCTGTGGTGATAAGAAAGACTCTACAGGATACTTACGACCCCTGAAGTCTAACTGCCATACATACCACATATTCTCTATGTCTTTATACTGTTCGGCAAGTTGAATAGTACGCTCTACCTGAATCCGTTTGGACATAGACTTATTGTTGTAGCTGTGTATCTTGTTACGCTCTGACTTAAATGCCTTAAAGACTGCTGTCTCCTCATCGTTAAGGTATTTAGGTTCTTTACTAAAAGGATACTTAGGTAATGCTAAGTTATCTCTTGGTGGTAAACCTTCCCATGTCTGACCACTGTCCCAACATTGACGTAGGGTATCGACAACAAACTCATTGATACGCCAAGGTGTTCTCTGTAGTGCGTTAACACACTGGTACTCTAGAGACAGGTCACGGTCTTTCAGAGCATTGATGTAATCTTGTGCTGTCTGTCTCATGCGTGTACCCTCACAAATGGCAAGTTGTTTATGTGTTCAGAGTAGTAACCACCACCCCAGAATGAATCCCAATCCTTTGGCTCGATAATACAAGGGCAATACCTTGGTAGTGCTACCTCGTTAGTCTCGTTAAACGCTTTGATCCACTCCTCTGTCTCTTGCGTTGGTACTACATGATAAATGGTTTTCCTTTTCTGTATCTTCTTCTCCAGTTTAACAATACCTGTAGCAGTAATGATTAGATCAACCAGTTTAATACCCACGTTAATACGTTCCTGACTTGTCCATGTAGGTAGGTCAACACCGTCACTATTAATCTTGTGGTCGAGACCGTAACGCTTGTGTAAGAAACCTTTATCTGATTTCTTGTTAGCTTCCTTGATCATGTTGGTAGCTACTTCCTTGTCTATCTGTAACCAGACATCTAATCTTTTCTGCGTTTCAATTTGTATACCAATGGTTCGACAAACTTTTAATAGCGTACCATTGTTTGCTAGGCTGTCGATCAAACATACTAAAGCTAGATAAGCTACCTTACCCGCATCCATACCCTTGAGTAAACTTTTGGATGTACTTCGGTTGTATCGTTTATCTACCTTACAGTGTTCTTCTATAGCCTCTTGTACAGGGTCAAGGATACCTTTGATAATGGTTCTACCATGCTTAGTCTTTGACCCTAATTCCTTTCCCAATAAATCCTGTAACTGCTTGTGGTAACGATCAATCCCTGACTGCACCATCTGATACTCTAGGTCTATCTGTTCTTCCAATGTTGCCATAATGCCTCCTTTTGGGACACGTATTAGTTTTACTGTGGCTTTACTCATAACTACCTACGTTAGCGGAGCAAAGGATTATGTGGAATGTGTTACTCATTATCATCTTTTGTTAATCTTGTTACGGTGGCGTGATAAGGTTTCATGGGCTTTTCAGTCCTCTGCTCTACCGACTGAGCTACCTAGGCATCTAGGTTTTGAGCCATTCTTGAAATCTTTAACACGCCACTTCGGACACTTTAGGACACTTAAGGACACAAGCTAATCTTCAAGTAAATTAGACCCACCAACCATAGTTGACGTATCCCATTTAGCATACTTGAGAGTGGTTGCAATATTTTTATGACCCATGTAACGCATGATGTTAGCAGTGTCCCAACCCTTCTCTGTTAGCCTTGTTGCTGTCGTATGTCTCCAAGTGTGCCAACACTTTTTAGTAAGACCTAAACCATCTCTCACCCTGTCCCAAGCTAGTCTGTGCTTGTACAATGGATCGTTAAAAGTCTTACGTTTGCGTAGTACCTCCTCTACTCTTTTAGTTATAGGCATCAGTAGTGGTTCACCGTTCTTTCTGTCTGGTATGTAAGCACCATACATCTGAGAACCATCAGCTCTAGTTTGCTGTAGCTTGATAAGATTATCCCCATCAATCTTCAACACCTCAGAAGCCCTCATGCCTGTGTCTACTGCCACGATAGCATAGTCACGTAGGTAATCTTCACCTAACCTCTCAAACTCGCTTAGAATGGCATTCTCTTCGTCCTTAGAGAAGTATTCAATACGTTCCCTACCTTTCTCACTCTGCCGTTTAAACTTCGGTACAGAAGTAAGTGCGCCTTCGTCTACCGCATTATCTAAACACTTTTTAAGACAAGATATGTGTCTGTTAACAGTAGATGGAGCATATCCTTGGTTCTCACGCATCCATCTGATCCAGTCAAACACTGTAGTAGTGCTGATACGATTGATGGGTGACTTCTCGCCCCAGTATTTACAGACAATACTCTGAATAAACATAACCTGTCGCTCATTCTTTGTATTAGCCCAGTAGTTCTCATGGCAACGATCAAACGCATAGCGTAACGTCCACCCTGATGCCTTACCAGTCTCTCTGTTAACTTCCATAGCTGTGGGCATATTCCCTTGGGCTATCTCCCTTTGCCACATTGCCTCCAGTACAGTAGCATCTTCCTTAGTGGAGAGAGTTCGCCTGAACTTCTTCCCTTTGTATGTAACATAGGCTTCCCACCCGTTACCTCTTTGATTAACACTCATAGTCTTATCCTCCTCGCTAAGGCTCTGCCTCGCTTTGTTACCTCGATATACTTCTCAATACGTCTATCGGGATTCTCGTATAGTTTAACTAAATCGTGATCTACTAATACTCGTAAGTTTCTACTAGCACTAGCACTGGATGTATCCATGAACTCACCAACATCCATAACTCTCAGCGTCTCTGCGTTAACGAAAGTACGTTGAGCGATAATTAAAAAAGCATACACAGTTTGAATGTGCATCCATGCGTCAATCTTCCTGAACTCTGTTAGTATTCTTATGTGTTCTTTTAAGTCTCGACCAGACAATACACCCTCCTAACCAACTGACAATAAAGTCAGCCTTTGTTCTACATATCCTTGGCAGTTTGTACCGTCCCCACAGGCACTTACCCAAGGATATTTCATTACTACCAACTTTTAATAGCATTATAACTCCTTTGTCAAGTTTCTACGGTAGCGTATATAAGCACTAAAGGTGGATAAGCAAGAACAATCGATTCACTTTGAATCACTTTTTTTACTTGACTTGAATCCTGAATCCACTTTTTCTGTGGGTAACTTTTTCTTCCCAAAGATAGCATCCCAGTTAGACTCATACTTTTCTTTATCTACTTTTCGGGGGCGTGAGCCTTTACCCCCATGCGTTGCTTCACTCATACGCCTTGTTTCTCCATTGCTTTAATCATTATATCTAGGTAGTCCCTGCCACCCTCTCGTACTACAGTCTGTAGCTTATCCTGTACGGCTTTACCTTTAGTATAGACCTTATGATCGTCAGTATACCAATAGGTAAAGTCTTGCTTCCTACACATTACTTCAAATTCCTTTAGTGTTGGTAGACTCATGACCAATTCTCCTCTAGCTTGATTTCTTTCATCTCGTTGCCGTGGAACTGGTTGTAATCGTTACACTGGTGCGCCACTACTTTCCATTCCTTGTCCTGCTCTTGGTAGTAGACAATAACCTCTATTTGACTGTTCCAGTTAAACCTGTACTCGCTATCGCCTAAGACCTCACTCCTAGTCTTACCAGCTATAGAAATACCCGCAAAGATGCCCTGTACAAACTCTCTAATCAAGAGCATCTTTTTCATGTTAATCCACATCTTTAAGACTCCTCTAGTGTGTATTGTGCTATCTGTGTGGACTCACCAAATCTATTCTTATAGGTGATGATCTCACTAGTTATGTTATGACCTAACTTTTTAAGCTCACTAATTCTGTTAGGCACTCGCCAAATCCCTAGCTTGCTAAGACCCTCAAAAGAATTGATGGTTTTATGCTCTACTAGGTAGGATAATAATCTATTTCGTTGGTTCATGTTGCACCTCTAAAAGTTAGTTACAATTTGGGTTACACCTCTACGCTTCTCTGACTCTAGATAATCTAGCCAGTGAGTCTCAGGGTCTTGGTCATTATCTTCTAAGTCCCAAAGCCGTGAACGCTCTTTGCGTATAGCTGTATTAATATCTTCAAGCTCTGCCTCTACTACTGGGTTAGCTGTAAGCATAACTACCTCGCTAATAAGTTAAATAATAAATTACTACGTAAAGTTTTAAGGTCTGCCTCCCCAATAGAGTGCAATTCGTGCAGCTCTATGGAGAACATCTGACATAGTCGAAGGTCTAGTTCTTTATCAAACATTAGCTGCCTCCTTGTTGTAGCCACGCCAAAAGCTAATATAACCTGCATGGTAGCCTTTCTTACTGTTACCATAAACGATCTCAGGTTCTCTGCGCTTAAGGAATCTAGACGCAATAATATACTGTCTACGCTTAGTCTTAATCCAGTAGCGGTTTACGTCTTTATCTTCTACTACATCTGCTCCGAGTTTCTCCGCTACCGTAGCAATTAGATTAACTGCTTTGGCGCACGTACGTGGTGATGCCTTACTGATTAACTTTAACATTGGTGTTACCTCTTATTGGTTAGTTATTACTACGTGAAAAATGTTTGTTGTAACGCTCGTTGTGTTTAGCAAGCTCTTCGGTATCGATTGTCCTATAGTCTAGCATATCATTGATAATCAAATCAGACAAATAATCGTAGACATCGAGCCTCGTTACTAGATCTTCGTCAAAGTCTAGCGTAATCACTATTCGTTGTGCCACTGTTACGCCTCCTCGAAATCTTCGGAATGTAATATTTCTTCCGTAGGATAATGCACCAACTCAAACCCTGCGTAACCTGTGCCGTCCTCGTTAACCCTTAGAACAATATCATAGTTAAGCAACTGTTTAACCTCGATGCCGTCAGCATCACAAACTTCTAATTGAATGTGTTGATCTTCTAATTTACTCATTGTTTATGCTCCCATTAAAATAAAGAATACTTGTAAACTTTTTAAGACTAGTACCGAACCGATGAAACCTCCTGCCGATAATACAAGCCAGGCTATAGTGTTGGCTATGGTGTCTTGGCGTTTAAGTTTACGCTGTAGGTTTAGTTTTGCGCTGTTCATACGTGTTGCTCCCCATTGTATTGCATTTTGGTTTGATACCCTCGGGACTCTAAGTTCCTTACTAATTCTAAAGAATCATAAAACCCCAATGGTGCGATATTCCAAACAACCCAGTCACTACTTTCTGTTTTATAGCTAACTAGATAATTGTCGAAAAGGTAAAGTGCCTTGTTCATGTTATGCCACCTCTAATACGTTGATTAAGTTTGATTTGAAACTGCTTGCCTTGCTCCCGTGAACCACAATAGCCACGTTTTTAGTTTGCCCGTCACATAATCCACAGTCAAGGCAAGTAATACCTTTACTGTCTGCAAGGCACTCAATTTCGTTGGGCAATAGATCATCTTCGGGCAATGCAACTCGAAACGTCTTGCCGCCTTGTTGTTGGTATTTTAAGGCTTGTTTTGGTGTATCTGCTGATATTTGGCATAGCTCATTGTAACGCTTATCGTAATGCTTATGCGCTATCTGGTGAGTGTAACCAGTGTGACCACTACCAAGATTTGCAAAGTCTTTCATTACTTTAAAAGGTACGCTTGCAGGGTCACCATAAGCACCTAAGCGAACCTTACGCCCTGCTATATGTTGAGCGTGATCTTTAGCGTTAAA